TCCGTAATTTCTGTAATTACGAAGTAGGAAGTGTTGAACCCTTTCTTGCTAATCAGACCGGTATGATTATCCTCGTCTGTAGCAGAATTAGAACCACCAAAATTATGAAAGATGCCCATACACAAATCTCCTATGGCGATTGCTCCGAACTCACCATCCTCGAGATGTAATTTGCAGGTACCGGAATTTAGATCATTCCCGTTATCATCCTTGTCTATTGTTACGCTGTCTATTAATCCTCCTCCTTTCGTTTGAAAGTCCATTCCTACGAGTACCTCTACCCGGTTAAAATTCAGCTGAGGGACCGTAAGTGATTCCCAAAGCGTAAGACTTCTCATTTCTCCCGCTCCCGTTGAATCTATTTTAGCGCCTTTCCCGAGAAGTCCCGTCAGATAATCACCTATCTCTATTTTATCTGAAGCCTTGACTGATTTTAATAGAGCCTCTCCCAGTTGATTAATAGAGAAATCAGATCCTATATTTATTCCCAATGTTGAGCTCAACAGTTGTGCAGCAATATTATTCAATACTGCATTCCCGCTCTGGTCAATACCCATAGAACCGGATGCGATTCTAAGCCCCTTTAAAAAGGTTATAATACCCCGAGCAGTATCTGCCGAAGTTCTAGATAGTTTGTCTGCAATTAGACCATATATATCTGTTCCATAATAAGCCTGAAGCATAGCAACTTGGCTCCCTAATTTTGACAATCCATCAGCAACTTGTCCGACTGGATTTAATGTTACCGAAACGTCATTAGTAAGGGTGATCTTATATGTTGGTAATGGTTTCTGTCCCCATGAAATAGAGTAGTCCTTAACGCTAAGCATCAATATTTCCCCCGCATATTCAAACCTAATTATGCAGTTAGTTTTTATTTGGCTGAGAATATATGGGTTTTTAGTTAAAAAGCATTCGTCAAAATCAAATGGATATTCATAATATGCAATGTTATTTTCCTTCATCCATTGCTTCATGTTTGTATCTAATACATTCTGAGCATTGGATATATAGAATTGTGGCATGTCTATACCCTCAAACACAAATTTATCTCCAGATTTTGGTTGTTGGTAGATATTAGGCATTAATGTGCCAAAAGTAGATGTATCTTTTTTAACTATGGCGCTTATGCTCGCATTGGTTGAATCTGGATAATTTCCACTATCCCATCGTGCTTGCTTATTAATATTCAAGGTGCCATCATCGTTGTAAAAGCATGTTTTAAAAACATCCCAGTCAACTTGGACCTCAAATTTAGAACCATTGCACAATCCAGAGCTCATGACTATAGACATCGCATTTGTAACAGCTGCCATCGCATACAAATCAAATCCAAGAGGATAAAATTCTATTTTAAAATATCCTTGGTTATATGCCTTTTTATTTGCATCGTATGAATCATCTATCCCAGTTGCGGAAGTTTTGTCGTCATTAATCCAACTTATAGATTTAATAACATCAATTTCTTGTCCATTATATGTAGCTCCCACAATTGATGGTTTAATGTTGGCTACATTTGTATCTGATCCGTCAAAGCCTTTCTTATAATATAAGGGAGATTGAACATTAATTACATTTTGATAGACTTGTGGGTCATCTGCATCGTAATAATCAATTAATTCTGCCGTTGGATCATATACTGGATAAGATACGGGATTCCCGTTGCTATAATTTTTGACTTTTTTAATGACACTGTTTACATAAACATTAGGCATTAAAGTCTTTCTGGTAAAAGGATGATTGATCACTTTAACCAATTGCCCATCTATTACTCCATTTATAATTGGATAAGAATTAGGTTTAGACCCATCATTATCAATTGTAAAGTTCCATGATTGATTTCCTTCCCATTTTACCAATGGATAGCCATTAGGAATATTGGATTCACTTCCATATCCGGCAATACGTGTAACAATTTGATTTTTTTTAGGGGTTCTGTCATTATTTAAAAGGCCTAACCCCTGACCCATCCTGAAAATATAAGGAGTTGTTTTTGTACTATCAGTATAGACTTCATTCGACGATTTTCCAAATAAGATATTATAACCATCTACTACAAAGGGAACTTTCCATTTATCATAAGCTGTTTTAAGCACGTCGCTTATCATCTGCTTGTCAAATTGGATTACTCCGCTGGAAGTTCCATCATCCACAAATTTGGGTTGAAGGGCACAAGTAAATAATGTATCATTTAAACAATTATTAATTTTAGCCACCAACTCTGTTAAAGTTCCTATCCAGTAAAAAGTGGTATTTTCTGATTTATATTTTTGTTCATCAGTAGATATTGCCACATCAGTAAATGGAATATTAAACAACAAAATCATCGGGTGATAGAAGGTAAGACTGTATTTAGTCATTCCCTTTAAATCACCATTTTCTTCCAGCAACGATTTTTTTACGATGGTTGGGGGAGTAGATAATTGTAGATAATATTTTACACCATTATATATAATATATTCCGAAAAATTAAATACTAAATCGTTTGTTGGATAGAATATATCTCCCTCAATCTTAGTATTGAGAGACATCACTGAATCAGTAAAGGTACTTTGATCCATAGACAACCCATGGAAAGAAGTGCCATCAGCATTATATATTTGAAATATTAAATTTTGATCTGCCATTTAATATAAAATTTTACGCCTACAAAGATACAAAAAAATACGTTAACAGCCAAGAGAATCCAACACCATTTTGGTATTTTTGTTTTAATAATTGTATTTTCTTTATATTGTGTCTGTATGCTATCTTTCCTAATTGTATCGTTTTTAATTAAGATTCTGTTTTTATAGACAATTCGTTCCCTATATTTAGTACTAAAGACCGTGTCTTTACTAGTCCTAATGGACGTGTAAATACTATCATGAACGTCATTTATTAATGTATCGTGTTGAATAGCAGAAATATACTTGATAACATCCCTGTCTCTATATTCAATTTTATTTCTCGTGGCACAAGATCCCATTAGAATAATTGCCAATATAACCAGAGTTAATTTTTTCATTATCTTAATCTTGAAATTTTAATTCACTTATTCTATTCCTCCAGCCTCTTCTAAATTCTTTATTTTTGGGATTATATGTACAGATTTCGTCGATGAATTTAAATCTTAAATTTTTAATGGCATTGAAAAGTTCAAGCGCATTAGATGAGTTTATATGAGATAATGTTAAATCTCCAATAATTCCGTCATCGTCCAATCCCAAATATTTTTGAACTCTTCGAATAGCATGAGTTCCACTGTTCCAAGTCCAATCTACAATGATATTAGCGACAGATTGGCTAATTATTTCATCAGCTTTACATCTATTCCAAAAACCATTTATGAAGATATAGTCCCATTGCTGATTGGTTATATTTTTTAAATCTCTAATGGTTTTATTTGCACCAAAATAATGTTGAAAGACGGCAAGCGTAATCCCTCTATTAGTAGGCCCTCCTGCATCATTTTTTCTATTCGAAAAACCGCCTTCCTTATTTAAAATGAAAGGAATTAATTTATTTGGATTTGCCATAATTATTTAGTTTGATTATTATCCCCATAATCTCGAGTTAACTTTGCACATGCTGCCATTCCAGCTGGAATAGCTATAATATAGGGATAAATGTCGATCCACCATTGAGGTTCAACTGCCCCAGATGCAAGCATTGCAGTATGCATAGTCAATCCAATACCACTAATAGATATTCCAATTTTTACAATAGCCTTAAAGAATTTAGGAGTCTTAGACCTCCATCTATCTTTAATCTCTAATATTATATTTTTAATTAATGATATTATTTTTCCCATTTTTTCTATTTTTTGTTATTTCGTTTATTTCTTCTGTGGTATAAGGAGAGCGTTGCGGGCAATTTCCATTGTGGCATCCGTCTCCAATCAATCGATTTACAATACGTTGCAATTTTACTATTTCTTCTTTGTTATAGTTTAATATCTTTTTTTGGTCATCAATTTGATTTTGAAGTTTGGAAATTTGATTTTCCTGTATTTTCTTTTCAATATCATAGGCTTCTCCTTGGGCCTTTAAAACTCCTTTAATATATCCGAGTTCCAAGTTTAGATTTTTAACATCCGTACTTTTTTTATTCATAAAAAATTGGATTATATTTCCCATGATGGAAATAATTGAAACGCATATCATCGCAAACATTGTATACATGGCATTCCCTCCTATTGATTAATTCCAATCATTTCCTGATTGGTTTGTGTTTGTTTGGGTGCAGTTTGCTGTTGGGATAATTGTTGTTGTGCAACTGCATCATCTTGCTTCTTTCTCCTTTCAACTTCATCGGGAGCTGCATGAGGAGAATTTTCAATAATAGTTTGTTCAGACAACCACTTTGATTCAATGCCCAAATTAGCGATCATCGTATTTTTGCTTTCAGGAGTCCAAACTGATAATCTAGCTTTGATCTGTAATTGAGTATATTTATTTGTCGTACCACTTTCCAAACTTATCATCTCAGCAAAAAGAGCTGCCATATCGTCGGTAAAATCAGACCAATCTAATACTGTTTCAGTTGCCAGAGCCAAATCATTCTGCATTGCAAGTTGTACTGCGTTACCTCCAATATCTCCTCCAACCTTTAAATTGTCGGGAGTCATAAAAGTTACTCCACATGCTATTTGTAAATCTCTCTCTAAATCATGAACATAATCTATCATTCCAGTTGGTTCGGGGAATGCAATAACCTTGGCGTCTTGTTTCCCATTACTATTGTCTGCTGATAGATTAATAATTAATGTAGAACTATCTCTTTTAAAACTATTTTGATCCATCTGCCCCGTCAAGACAAGCCCAAAGGTTCCAAATCGCTTGAGGGCTATTGCGTGAATATTTTTCATGAGCTCAATCATTTCTATGATTGATTCTCCATATTCCCAAGCAACCTTACCTCTTTTATATAATAAGGGACACCTAGAGAATCCGTGAGTTTCACGCTCCATAATCCAACCATTATCAGTTTCCTCTCCCTCCTGTGCCTGTGTTAATCTGTAGTGATAAGTATCATCATAAGTATCAATTATTTTAGTACCGTCGTCTATGGCATAATATAAAGAACAAGCAATTTGGTCTCCGTACTCATTATAGTTTGGAATTGCAATATATCCCTCATCATAGGAGTAAACCTTAACACTCCCCTTATCCGTGCTTTTATCAAATCTAAATAAAAGGGCAGCATCCCCGACAGTTTTTTGTTTGGAGAAGACTTTCCTTTTTATATTTTCCATGTTCCTCATCTGCCACTGTTGTTTATATTCCGAAAAGAGTTCATTTATTGAATCGCTTCGGTCAGAGTTACATAAGGAAAATTCCATTGGATTGGAGGTAGCATGCAATACGTGTCGAGCCTTAATATTCTTTTGATATGGCATTGTTATCGTCAAGTCATCAATATTAAGAATATTATCTCCATATTTTACCACAATGTGTGGAATAGACTTGTTATAAATAATCTTATGAAGACTCGGATCATATTCTTGCAAATATAAATCTTGGGGTATTTCGCGTAATTTCAATATACTGAAATTGGCACAAGTTTTTGTCGTAATATCAAGCGTGGGATATTTGTTTGGATCATTCAAGGTTAATGATCCTCCCCGAGTGAAAGGTCTCTTTTGGGTGAGTCTATCCGGGCTCTCTAAATACCAATTAATATTTTTTTGTGTAATCATAAATTGCTAAATATATTAAGTATATTTTCAGAATTAAGAGTAATTTTATTTTGAGTTTGAGCGTCTTTTATCATATTCTGCTCTGGTTTCATATTGATATAATTCAGAATGTCATTGGCATCAAATTTCATTTTTGAATGTCCTGTGAGTTTTGCCAATGCTTCATAGCAAACTGAATATGCAACCCCACATCTCATAATTATATTATCTATTAGATCGGGGGACAAACCCTTTAGCGAATAGTGTTGTTTCTCCTTGGGCAAACAATGGATCCTTCCGGTAGGAGTCTTTTCAAAAATAAATGCCTTACTTTCGAAAATCATTTGTTTGCAAATAGTAGTAGCGCCTTCTCTTTTTAACTTTTGATGCGTATACCTTTTGTTTTTTAAGCTAGGATCAAATGTTATCAACCCGCATTTAATCATATTAATTCCGAGATAAGCAGCTTCATCCTTGAACCTTTCAAAATTCATTTTACTTTTCCCTGTCGCACTTACCGCTCCGCTAAATGCAAAGCCGTATTGTCCATACGGGTTATCATTTCCAACGCCACCAGCTTTTTTATATAGATCAAAGACATCTGTAATCGCAGCATCACCCTGAACATCTATTATAAGTTGACTTTTATTACAATTATGTTTACTCATAAAAAATATGATTCTATTAACAGCTTGTTCAAAGGTATTCTTTTCCATGAAATCTATATCGTCACAATGAAAACCTATCCAATGCATCAAAACCATGTTGTCTGTCCCCATGAATGCCATATCCACGGTAATCTTTTCAGTCTTCCTGATGTACTCTTCCTGAGCTGGCATTCTGAACATATTTTCAATATGCTCGGGCCTTAATTCTGTTGGGGTAGATTCTTCTTCCTCTTCATCTTCGTCATCAATTGAATAATTCCAGTTGTTTTCATAAGAAGATTTGGCAGTTGCACTGTTTGCCGTAAGTCCACGATAACGTTTGTTTTTTGCTAACATGACCTTATTATCTCTGGCATCAAATGTAAAAAACGCCATAGAAAGAATAAAATCTTCGTAAGTCATATCATTGTCTTTCTCTAATAATTTATCAATAATATTCTTACATTTTAAATATACTTCTTCTTTTGTTCTTCCGAAATAAGTTTCTTCGACTTTACCATTGTGCATGAAAAAATACATAACTTTTCCATCCATATCTTTAATAGGAGTTCCATCTTCTGCAATCCAACCACCGCCATGTTCTCCATTTCCGCACAATGTTCTTAGGGGACAATTTCTTTCAGGGTTTTGAGCTAAATAAATTTGAGCATTACCTATACTATCTGCTCTCAAACGAGTCTGAAAGGTAGTAATAGTTTCCCAAAGAAATTTATTAGCTTCGTCGAATATGAACCTTTTAGATTGTAGGGCCTTTGCTATCTTATCTATAACAGATCTACTTTCATTATCCAGTTGCTGAAATTTTATTTCGCTTCCATTATAAAATTTAACGCCCATGTCGACTTGATTCCTTATTATTTCTCCTATGGGATCTCTTGGTTGACGTTTCACGGCGCGATCAACTAAAGGATAAATTTGTTTTATAGTATCTGCTACCTTTCCTGCTCCCCAAAAGTCAGATACGTTACGCATGAAGCAAACTATCTTAGCACCCGGATTTTTAACTAAATAATCAATAGGAGCATAATACAGAGCAATTGATTTTCCACCACCTGTATTGCCAGTTAGGACAACAAAATCAGCACTACTTCTAATAGCATTGTATTGATTTTCTGTTCTAGGTTTAATAATTATATCTTCTTTCTTACCCTTCACTGTGTTATGATTATTTATGAATGCAAAATTACACAATAATATATATAGAATAATCCATTTAAAACAAATTTTAGGAGTGCAAAATAAAAATACAATCTTTATCTTTTTTAATATTGTTGTTTATAGATAAAATGATTTGTAATTTTGCATAAATTTAAAAACCAAAACAAGAAATGTAATGGCAACACAAGAAGAAGTCCTACAGAAAGTAGGAGATTATTGTAGCGAGAAAAGCTACACGCTGGACGATGTTTTTCGTTCAAAATTTTCGGAAAAATTCGCAGCTGCAAACGCAGAGGCGAATATCAATGACGCAAATGTTTTAGATTCGATTAAGTTCAATCTCGATACGGCATTCTCTGCCACTTCAAGAGGAATTGAGGCGAACGAAAAAACATGGAAGGCCAAAGAGGCTGAATATTTGAAAAAAATTGAATCCTATGAAAAGACGCCCAAAATTACTCCTGAGAATAAACAACCTGAGAAACCAGTTGCGGAAATCCCAGATGATGTAAAAAAGAAGTTGGAAGAGTTGGAAAAGCTTCAAATGGAAGGGCAGAAGCGAGAGAAACGCGCGAATGTTTTAAAATTAGCCCAAACAGGAATCAGAGAAGATTTACATGGGAAGTTGGAGGATGTGTTAAATATTATGCAACTCGACTACACCAAAGATGAAAAGGATTTGGCGAAACAACTAAATGACAATTTTAATCTTCTTTACAAGGGCTCAATTGGGGACATAAAGCCAATATCGCCTCAAACGACTAATAAACGGTTGAATGATTTTTTGGCAAGCTTACCCAAATCAAATGTATATTAATTAATTTTTTAAAAAATGGCAGCAAATTTAGGAATATTTTTCCAAACATCCAAAGAGATCCGAGGAGGTAGGACCATTTGGGTAAAGGATGGGAATCCAAGTACTCGAGCCAATGTTCGCTCGGGTAATAGTATAGCTAATCCCTTTGTGGGTCCCGGCCGAGCATTTATGGGAGATTTATTTGAATATCGGGACGATGGCCCGGGTTATATCTTTAAAACCTTTCAGGTAGTTACTGCTTCTGCTTCTGATGCTACTTCGGTGGTATTTAACGCAGACGGATATTCTACTAATCCAGAGGTCGGAAATTTGATTATTAAATCAGGAAATAGCGCTACCGAGATAGGGCTGGTGGGTACCATTACGGCGGTTAACTATGACTCTGATACGCAAAAATTCACTTGCACGCTTGATAAGGCAATAGGAGCTTTATCCGTCGGTGATGTTGTTGTTGAAGCCATGTTATTAGATGCTGATACAGCAGACATTTCGGTAGACAAAGTGGCATCTTCGGCGCCAAGTACGGCAGCTATTGGAGATAAATATCTCAATACGGCTGATGGAAAGGTTTATACCGCAACAGCAACAGATACATGGGGAACTGGAGTTGCAGTAGATTCGGGCAAATATGTGTTTGATAAGGCAACATCAAAATCTTATACATTGGTAGCTACCACGATGACAGAAGTTGTCTCTGGAACTCCTCTCGTTAAGAACCCTAATACTTTTCTTGAACAGGATGTGGATTTCGTCCCCACGGTTGGGTTTGGATTAACAAATGTTAATTTTATGATTTCTCCTGTTTATGATAAAAAGGCCATATTAAGCGAGATGCAGCCATTGCCAGCTTATGTTTTAGCAAAAAATCGTTCATACATTCCAGGTGTATTCTGGATTTAAAAATAGGAGGAATTAATTATGCCAGGAATAGGAAACGCTTTAAAATATAGTGCTACGCCAGCTGAGATGACTCAGATGTTATATGACGCAGCAATGATCAATAGAGATACGAATCAAACTTATCTTCAAGATATTATAGATACATCTCTCATTTTTGGGGAAAATATCCCCTTTTGGCAGGAATGCTTCGACTTAGACGGGAATGAGAAACAAGCCGATTTGTCTGAAATGAAATTAAGCCCATCATGGACCGTACTTTCGTATAAAAAGAGAATGGTTCCTATGGCTGAGGCAATGGCTCCTCTCTCGGAAGGACCTCAGTTGGAAAATGAGGGATATACTACCAATAGTGGAAGTATGTACGAATATGGTTCTGGTCTCTTTCAAACTTCATTGGGACAAATGGCTCTTCAAGCTAAATTGCAAAATTTAAATGTCAAAGAACGGAGCATGATTGGTGGTTTTGTAAAAGATGCCACTGATATGGTCAAGGCCCATAATTCAAGATTATCTAATTTGGCTGCTCAGGTTTTATCTAAGGGTGGAGCATATTCGAGTGAAGGACAAGGCAATGCAAGAATTAGCACTCCACAACCAGCATATATCCCTATTACCAATTATCTTAAGGCTGGAACAAAAGTATGGACCGATCCAACTTGTGATTTACCAGAGCAAATGCGAGCAATCGAAGATGATGTTAGAATGAGAAAGGGGATCGCAGCTGATTATCCAATGCAATGGGATATTCCATATAATATGGTAAGGGATGTTCTTTTGAAAAATGCTAAGTTTATTGAGCAGGTAAATCAATATATTCGATATTTTGCTCCTACTCAAATACAAGTAATAGCAGTTGGACCTAATGGCTCTTCTACCTCTGCTACTGATACTTCCGTTATTACAATGGATCAACTTGTGGCTTATTCAAAAATGCCAGAACTTAGTAAGATTTCTCCGATTCATATTGTACAGGAAAAACAATCTTATAATGATGGTAGAAATTATCCAATTACCCAAGGTTGGGCTACAGGTGTAGCAGTGTTTAGACCAGCAGGTCCAGCCGGAGTTGTGGTTCACGGAGTTCCCAAGGATGTCGCTGTATTTAATTCGGGAGAAATAAATAATACAGTAAGTATTAATATTGCGCGTGTCGCCGGGTTCTTATATCTAATAAATAAGGTTAGTCCTGACGGAATGTTGAATAAATACAGCTCAGATGTATTAGGATGTTATGCACCCGTATTGAATGAGACGATGCTTCACTTCGTCATTGATACTTCGACCGCAAATTCATAAGTTAAATAGATAGGATATGACAATACTGGAATGGATGGGAGCCGCAACGCGGTATACGTTTGACGAAACAATATTTCAAAAAATAGCCGTCGATCGGGAAATAAGCGTCACACAGGATGCGACGACACTCACCTTCGAACAAAAAGAGCTATTAACAGCAGACTTGATATTCACCGCAGTTGTGCTCTCACCCTCTAGTACTTCGTCTGAATCCATGTTACATAATAATTTCCAACATTCGTATGGAAGCGAAAGCATCAGCAACGAGAAGAGAAATTCTGATATAAAATGGATGAAATATATCTATCAAAAATACAATGATCCAAAATTCGACTATTTGAATAGTATCTCAACTGATAAGATCCGAATAATCTCCATTCAAGATGTAATATGATCAAAAAGAATATTGAAGAATATCCATTTAGTGGAGAAATAACTCGGGTTGTTACTACCGTGGACGACAATGGAGATACTCAAACCACATCTCAAACGATATATTCCGGGATGATGGATGAATCAATGAATACTCCAGAGGTAGGCGAAACTGCTCAAACTTCTAATTATATTGTTACCATTCCTCTTACTATAGATGCAGGAGGTAAATACATTATTCCTAAAAAGGATGATAAAATAATGGTGGTGACATACGACGAAGTAATTCCACTAGTAGTTGAAAACGGAACAGTATCTCAATTGGGAGGTATTACCATAAACGCAAGTAGGGGAGATTGGTGATATGGGTTGCGATTTTTC